GAACTGGTCATCGCCTCCGGGGGAACGCTCACGGTGGAGTCCGGTGCGACCCTCGCCATAGAGGACGGTGCGCTTTCGGCGGCTGATATAGCGCTCGCCAACGGCAAAATTTTTGTTGGGAATGCGTCCGGCAAGGCGGCGGCGGTGACACTCCAGGGGGACGTGACCATCACGAACGCAGGGGTCGCATCCCTGGCGCTGCCGAAAATGGTGGCGGCAAACGGCGGGGACACCATGACCCGGGAGGAGAACGTCGCGGGGCTGTCAAGCGCCATAACTCTGGCCAACGAGATCCGGGGCGACTTTATCGCCCACGCGGCTGACGAACGGCACACCACCGGAGTGCAGGACACGTCGGCGATCCCTGCGGCATGCACCAACCTGGCGACGCTGAAAACACTGGTGGCCGCTCTGCTCACGGCCTACGCCGCGCATAACGCGGACATGATACTGGATGCGGATTGGGCATACCACACAGCCCAGGGCAAAGACTCTGCCCTGACGAGTGCTGTTGCCCCCACGACCCTTGCGGAATGCATTACCCGGCTGAACGACCTCAAGGAGAAATACAACGACCATGAGGACGAGACAATCGGGCACGCCGGGGCCTCTGTGGCGGCCAATCAGGTAGCGGCCACGAACGCCGATTATGGCGACACGAACCGGGTGCCTGTCGCCGGAGTGACCACGGGAGACGTGGTCTGGTGGAGCATCCTCAATGACGGTACCGGAAATGTTACCGGGGTATCCGCGACGGCAGGGGCCGGGTACATCGACTTCAAATTCAGCGCCGACCCGCAGAACGACACCATCATCAGTTATATCGTCGTCCGTCCGGCAGCCTAGGGGGTGGCGGTATGAGACTGACACGGGTATCTGTCGCCGTCACGACAAATTCGTCCGGTGCGGCGACGGCCTACACCCCGGCGCTGAACGGCGTGGTGCGCTCCGTGCGGTACATCAAGCCCACAAGCGGCGGACTGGACGGCGGGGCGGACATCGACATCGTGACGGACAAAGGCGCGGTGGTTGTCTGGGACAAGGACAATCTAGCCGCAAGCACCGTCATTTATCCGATGGTCCCGGCGCAGGACAACACGGGCGCGGACGTTGTCGGAAGCTACGCGCCGATTCCCGTGTGCGACGAGCGGATCAAGATCACCGTGGCGAACGGCGGCAACGCCGGGGCCGGGACGTTTGAATTTCTCATCGAGGGGGTGGCGCTGTGAAGGTGAAAATGCTGACCCGCGCCGCCGGGCCTGACTGGAGAGCGGATGCGGGTGATGAAATCGACCTGCCTCTCAATGTGGCGGCTGGGCTGGTATCTGGGGGATATGCGGAGGCGCTGGAAAAAATACGTCCCGCGCCTCCCATCGTGGAGACGGCAGCTATCGAACCTGCGGCGCATAAAGCGGTTAAACCGCAGCCTCGGAAGCGGTAAGGGGGTGGTCCGATGGAGCTGAAAGTTATTACCCCTCCGGCGGCGGAACCTCTCTCCAGCGCGGAGGCGAAGCTCCATCTCCGCGTAGACCACAGCACGGACGACACGCTCATTACCGCACTCATCACGGCGGCCCGGGAGTGGGTGGAGTCGTACACAGGGAAAAGCCTTGTTGAACAGACGCGGCAAATCACGCTCTCAAGCTGGCCTTATGCGCCGCTTCGTCTCCATGGGGGCCCGGTGCAGGAGATAAGTTCCGTGAAGTACCTTGACAAGACTGGCACCGAGCAGACCGTAGCGGAAACAGTCTATTGGCTGACTCCCGGCGGGGAAATATCACTCGACTACGGGCAGACGTGGCCTTCGGAACAGCTTCGCGGACCGGACAGCATCGCAATTACCTATGTTACCGGGTATGAGCCTGTTGTAACTGAAACCGAGGTCCCTGTCGAGGACGGCGAAGAGGGCGAAACGGAGACGGTCACTATCACGGATTACGGCGGAAATGTCCCGCGACAGTTCAAACAGGCGATGCTGCTGTTGATCGGCGCGTGGTACGAGTTGCGCGAGGGTGTTTTCGTCGGTAAGAGCACCAGCATCAGCGGACGGGCGACGCCGGAGATACCCTTTGGAGTCAAGGAGATTCTTTATCCGCTCCGGGAGGTCCCGCTATGAACGCCGGGGATCTCCGGGACCGAATAGAGGTAGTGCGTAAAACGAGGACGACCGACGGCATGGGAGGGTGGAGCGAAACAGAATCCACCCTCCTGACCGTTTGGGCGCAAGTGCTGACACCGCGCTCGAAAACGGGAGTTGTAGCGCAACAGGACGCAGAGATTAGGACGCACGAAGTCGCAATCAGGTACAGCGCGCTCCCGGCGATCAACGACATTGTAAAGCATCTCGGCGACAGGCTGGAAGTCAAAGGCGTGCGGTACGACGCCAAAAGGCAGTGGACATTTCTCGACTGCGTGCCGGAGGTGGAATAGATGATCACTGTCCACGTGCAGGGCACGGAAGAATTGATACGCGATCTTCGAAAAGCGGCGATAGACGTTCAGGACGCTGCCCGAAAGGTGCTTAAGGAGCAGGCTGAGAAGATCAAGTACGACGCTCAGGAGCGCGTGCCGATCGGCGCGACTATGGCGCTGCTCGCAAGTATTCGTCATGGAGTCTCAAAGAAAAAACTGACCGCGTGGGTATCGGCTGGCGGCAAGGTCGGCGGAAACGATACGTACTATGCGCAGTTTGTAGAGTTCGGAACGAAGAAACAAACGGCGCAACCCTTTCTTTTCCCGGCGGCTCGGGCGCATGACGAAGAAACCCAACGGCGATTGACTGAGGTCATGTTTGCCGCGCTTAGAGGTCGGCCGATATGACGCAGCTATCCGTTGCACAGAACCTGTACACAATGCTCACAGGCTCGACCGCGCTCATGGCGAAAATCAAAGGCGTGTACGACGTGGTACCGGAAAACACCGCAGGGCCGTATATCGCCATCGGACAGCTTCAAAGTTTGCGCGGTCGTTTGCTCTCGGACAACGAGCGGGCATGGTACGCGGATATTCACATTTGGAGCAGCTATCAGGGCCGGAAAGAAGTGCTCGAAATAGCGGACCTGATAAGCCCGGTTATACCTCCCGGCTGGTTTGCGGAGGAGTTGACCGTTATTCAAGACCCTTCCGGCTGGTACCACGGCGTGCTGACACTCAAAGGCTACGACAGATAAGCCCCTCTTCGGAGGGGCATTTTTTTTGAATTCAAGGAGGTAATTTAATGAGCGCAACTGCATCGAAAGTAAGCGTTCTGAAATTGACGGTGGGGGCGACGCCTACCGATCTCGGAGAGGTAAGGAGTTTTTCCATTGAAACCTCTCTCGGGACGATCGACGTCAGCACTCTTTCCACGGACTGGAAAAAGTACCTTGTCGGACAGGCGGGATGGAGCGGATCGCTGGAATGTTTCTATGATCCCACGGACGCGGCGCAGGCCGACCTTGTGAGCAAGGCGCGGGCGGGCACGATCTGTACCATCACCGTACAGCCTCTCGGGGCGGGATCGGGAAAGACTCAGCTCTCCGGCACGTGCTACGTCACGAGCATGTCGATTACCGGAGCAACGGAAGACGCGGTAGGGGTATCTTTCAGCTTCCAGGGCACCGGAGAACTCGCGCTCGCTGCCAACGCCTCTTAGGGGGTGGGCTGAATGGGAGCTTTAGCGGCAAAGAAAGCTATCATCAAGTTCGACATTCTGGGGACGAAGACGCCGATCGGAGAGGTCCGTTCCTTCTCGGTGGAGACATCGCTCGGAACAATCGACGTTTCTACCCTTTCAACCGACTGGAAGAAATACCTCGTTGGTCAAGCCGGGTGGACCGCTTCCATGGATCTCTTCTACGACCCGACAGACCCCGGACAGGAGGAGCTTGTCAACCGTGCTCTCTCCGGCACGCCGTGCGAATTCACTTTTCTCCCCTTCGGAGAGGACGAAGTGTATGTGCTCGATCTCGGAGGGGCGACCGGAGGCACGTTTACGCTCGGAGACGGCGTCAGTATTTTCACGACCGTACTTGATCATGACGCCGATATTGCCGCAATACAGACCGCTCTCAGAACGGCATACGACGAGCCGGGAATCATTGTGGCGGCGGGTGCGGGAGTGGTAATCGTCGCCTTCCCGACCGGAGTAGTCGCTGAAATGAACATCCAGTCCTTCCTCACCGGCGGCGAGGCGGCGACATGCGTATTGCAGGACGAGCCCGCCGTATACGTTGGGACGGGGAGCATTACTTCGTGGAGCCCTTCCGGGGCGACCGAGGACGCGGTCGGCGTGTCCATATCCGTCCAGGGCGACGGGGAATTGGAGCTTGACCCTGCATGAAGACTGAAATCAGATACGGAATAAACGCGATACGGGAGCTTTTGAGGGCGACGGGGCGCACGCCGGGAGACATTTTTACAGAGGGATTCGACCCGCGAGATGTGGGCTTTGGACTTTCGCTCATCTGGGCCGGGTTGCTCTGGCAGAACCGCGACCTGACGATTGAAGAGGTCGGCGACTTCTGCGACGCCGAAGAAGGGCGGTATGTGGCGCTCATAGGCGAGGCAACTGAAAAGCTGATATCGGCCTTCCGGCGGTCCTTCGGGCTGAAAGACGACGAGGAGTCGGAAGGAAAAAACTAACGGCGGCGGACTGGGAAGCGACGTGCGAGGAAATGAAGCTCGTTGCTCTCGGTCCGCTGCGACTTTCTCACGAAGATGTATGGCGGCTGACTTGGGGAGAGGTTGAAGACCTCGCGTATGCGTGGCGATACTCGGAGTTCTTGGAGACGCAGAAACGAGCTCAGCATGCCGCATGGATACTCAACGGCAGCGGCAACTTGAAGCGGCCTCTCAGAGTGGAAGACCTCTCCGGCTATTGGGTGGACGGTAGGATTATGGACAAGAACGAGT